GCGGTCTTCGTTTGAAATTCTTTCAAGGTCGATATCAAGCTCACGCATCTGTAGCATGAACTCATTCTCGGCCTTTTTAAGAGCCAACAACTGATCTGGCGTGGCTCTGGCTGCTGCCGCTGCCAACTCATCCTCAGTGCCGTCAGGCTTTCCTAGAAGGGCTTCTGAGATGGCTTTGGTAGCCATGCCAGCCAGAGGACCACCAACAGCGGTGGCAATTGACGGGGCAACCGTCTTAACGAGATTGAGTAGCGTTTCCACCACGGCTCTCCAGTAGCGCAACGCGCCGCTCAAGCTCACTAATCATACGGGTCATATCGGCACGAATTGCTGCGCGGGCAGCAGCAGCGTCAGCCGCCATCTCTAGCCTGCTCCGTTCAATACCCGCCATGGACTTCTCGCGGTCCAAGGTCATGTTGCCACGAGCAATAGCCGCATCCCGCTCAACTTGATCAATCCGCTGGGTAAGCTGCTCCCGGATTTGAGCCATATCAATCGTGGTGCCTTGTGGCGGGATGGCCCGGTTATCCTGCGTTACCACCACTGCCACACGCGATTTTAGAATGGTGATTTCCTGATTAGCCGACGACAAAGATGTCATCAGGTAAACAACACAGGAGAACAGGATAGGGACGGCAGCAAAGACGACCTTTTCAATCAAGGCGCCTTTGGAGGCATTAGCCGCCATTTGTTCAGACATTTGAGCTTGTTTGGCTGCGTCTGACATGGTTTTAATCCGGGCTGATCTTGGGGAAGGTCTTCTTCCCTAGAAGCTTCTGAACCGTATCGGTCTCATAGATGCGTATAACGGTCCAAACAATCGTGAAGATTGCAGCAATGCTAGGTAGAATGCCAGCCAATGTAGCCACCACAGTCCCTATTGAAAGGGCGTCCACCACATTCTTTGCCGCTTCATGAGTATCAGTCATGTCGGCACTTCCATGCCCGCAAGGATTTGTTAATCCTGCTATTTGGATCATTGGCAGTCTTAGAAGAGGTAAGCTTCTTCTTCATGCCTTTCATCCTGGCACAGAAGCTATCTCTGCGTGGACCACCCTCTGGCTGGGGCGGCTTCAACCCAGGTTTCCCTGGGTTAGCCTTGTTGTAAGACGCCCGGCCTTTAGCGTTCAGGCCGCCAGATTCTGACTTGCCTTCTTTACGCTGCCATGCCGGTGACTTAGCCATATAACACCATCACAGACGCTACATCGGTGATATCAACATAAACGCCTGTCTGGAACAAAAGCCCTTCTCCGGGGAGAAGAACGTAGTTCGTGCTTGTGGCATTAGCGATTGTGTTGACCGTGATCTTGTTAGCTCCACCAGAGGTGGAGCCATCCTTCAGGACAACACTGCCAGCACCAGCCGCAGGAACAATATAAATGCCCTTCACGCGACACCGCCGGATGGCGTTACCGGCTTGGTCATTCATCACGCCGTCAGTTGTTCTGACGGCGCTTGCAAGAATATCTGTCTGCATGACGCAGAATCCTCCTTACCTATTAGGCGCTGGCGGGATTCTGTGCGCCATTGGGTGCGCGCTGCACATAAGAGACAGTCACATAGAACTGACCAGCCGTCAGGGTGGCAGTGCCAACAGCAACACGGACATACACCGTGGTATCAGCCGTCGTGGAGGTCTGCCAAGCAGCCTGCGTTGCCGCCGTAGCTGTGCCACGGAAACGCCCGCCAGCCGTCGTGGCTACCGCCGCCATGAGTTCTGCGCCACCAGACGTGGTGCCAACAGAAACCGTGGTCGTGCCTGCGGTTGCAGCAACCGTTTGATCAACCACAATGTCAACGATCTGAGAGCCTTGCGGAATACGGAAAGCAACGGCATCGGCGTTACCAACTGTATCGCCGGTCAGATCGCCGCTGTTGTAGGATTGAGCCAGGATAGCAAGACCCGCATTGCGGGCAGCGCCTTCACGGATGGTGCCAGAACGAAGTGGACCTGAAAAGGTTGAAAAGCCCATAGGGAAACCCCTGCACAATATGACCCTGCTGTTTGTGCTGATCTGCCGGGGCAGTCAACAGGGCCGGTTTACCCGGTGGCACAAGCATTATGCCTGTTTCCAAAAGATTCCCGCAAGTGAAATCTTTAGGAAACAGGGGGATTTCTCCCCCTGCCTTGGTCGTCAGTTAGAACCCGGCGAACCAAAGATGCCCAGCGGGTCAGACACGCCGAACGAATAACGCTCGCGAGCCTTGTACCGGGCATTACCCGTGTCGAAGTCCCCATCCATGGAGGTCGCCAGCGGAGAACGCACAAAGTGCTTCATGCCGTTGGGAACGTCCGTGGTCAGGTACCACGCATTCGGGTCGGTCAAGAAGTGATTGACCGTGTAGCCTTCCGGGATCGAGCCGTTGTTCTTCAGCGCGTTGATGTCGTTATCAGCCGTGCCGGTACGGAGTTCCGTTTCCAGCAAGCGGGTGGCAACGAACATGTTCGCCGTGGGAACGATCAGCTTGCGCGGGCGAGCCGCAATCAGCAGGCCGCGTTCATCCGTCCAAGCCGCAATCTGAATGACAGCCGCTTCAAGCGACGTTTCATTCAGGTCGGTATTGGTGGAGGGGCGGTTGCTATTGTAGCCACCGGACACCAGCGGGTGCTGGGTGCTGAACAGGGTCACGCCGTCACCAGAGTTGTAGCTGGTGAAGCCGTTGTTCAACGGATACGCCGCCTTGATCTGCTTCGTGTACGCCATGGAGCGAGCAAGCGCCTTGGTGTAGCGGGCAGACAGGCTATCGTACAGGTTGTCTTCCATCGCTTCTTCAGTGATGGAGAAACCGTAAGCGATAGTTTCATGCGTATAACGGGCGGTCCAGGCTTCCTGGCCGTTGTCATACGCAATCGCAGCGCCTTCGTTCTTGACCGGAGCAGCAGCGAAGCCAGACAGCTTCACTTCTTCTTCAAAGGAACGCTCTGAGGTTTCAGTCTCATAGATTTCCTTATGCTCCTCAGCGTACCGCTTATACTCCAGACCGAACAGCGCGTTCAGGCCAGGAAGCAGTTCTTTGAGAAGCTGTGCGCGACTAATAGCCATAGCTCACAACCTCCTTACGATACAGCGGTACCGGCAGAGCCGGTATTGCCAGTGCGGTGGAAATGCGTGTTGATACGCACGATGACATCGGTGTACGCATCGCCGATCTGGCTGGTCGTGCTGTTGACAAAATCAACAATGCGAACAGGCAGCGTGGACGTGGTAGCGATGCTGGACGCATCAAGCGCAACGCCAGAGTTGATGTTGGCACCGGAGTTGCCAGCAACAGTCTGGATCAGGGCAGCGTTACAGCCAAGCGCGGTCTGCGCCAGGGTGTCATCAGCCTGCACTTGGAACAGCGCATCCGGGTCATCCACGACATAGCCCTGGATATCCGTGGCGGTGTTGCCAGCGGTGTAGTTCTGACGGAACACCTTCCCGTAGGTCGGGTCGGTGAACGTGCAGCCCACAAACACGCCAACAAAGCCGAAGCCGCCACCCGTGGAGGTGATGGTCGTGGCAGTGGTGGTCGCGTTGAAGCGCGCCAGATAACCACGGGTGGAACCCGTGTTGGTGATGATCACTGGATCGCCGTACTGGATGCTCACAGCGTAGCTGGCAGGAATCGCATAGAGGCGAGTCGAACCGGCATAGCCCTGACCACCCAGAAGGTTAATCGGGCGAAGCCCATACGGAGCAAGCGTCGAAGCCATTTTCCGTTACCTTTCTGTGTGAATGTTGGGGATAAAGGCCAAAGGATTACTCCCGTGGCCCACGGCCAAACGTGGTCCGAGATGACCGCTCTGGACGCAGAACGGGCATACGGGGATCACTCTCGCGCATGAGGTTATTGTCTACGCTCTCCATCTGCTGCTGCGCCATATTCCCGTAGTAGGCCGCGCGTTGCCGCACAGTCTCTTCGCGAATTTTACAGAGAAGGAGACCACCGACTTCAATGTTGCCCTTAAAGCGACTATTGCCATCGGCCATCAGCATTAGTTCAGGATGATCTTCAGCGCGAACAGGCTCATAGCCTTCGCGAAACTGTTTGCTGACATTGGTGTTATCCGCGACATTCATCATGGATGTGCGAATCCAGCGATAGACATACCCTGGCTCCGGCTTTGGATCAGGGAGAATTGAAGGAGGCGTCCAAGACGTGGGGCGAATTTCGTGTTCGCGGGTCTCAAGGTCGCGGGGGGTGCGGTCAGCCATGACCGTAATCCTTCAAATATTGAGCAACGTATTGCTCGGGTGTTAAGCCAAAGCGGCGCGCCAGGGAAACCTGGGATTGGGTTAGCTGCACTTTGCGGGTGGTCTGAGCTGTCCTGGATGCAGGAGCAACCACCGTAGAAGCGGCCCGGCGTGGGGCTGCCTCCGTCCGATCCGTCGCGGCTGGTGCCGGATCAGGAGATTGGAAGTATTCAGAGAACCGGCGCTGAACGCGCTTGTTCAGTTCTTCAAAATACTTATCACTTGTCGGATCAACCTTTTGATCACGGATCAGCATGTCACTGACCGTGTAGGCATAACCCGTCATTTCTTTCTCAAGCTCAGACTGCCCCTCAAACCAGGGGTTTTTATCCGCCCACTCAAGCACCTTGGAATCAGGCTGAGGCTTGGGTTGAGGGATATTATACTGAGCTTCTGGAATAGCTACCGGCTGATAGTTGGCGTACCGATCATGCTCATTCACAAGGCGCTGAAGACGCTCTTGTTCCTCAATGAACTTCTCGGTTTCGCCAGCTTCCCAGGCTTCCTTCATCGCGCGCTTAGTGGCATTGATGTCAGATTCAGCCCGTGTCTTGGCTTGGCTTACAGCAAACTGCTCATTGTTGCCCGCAAGCTGCCGATACTTCTTGTTCTCTTCAGCCAGCATATTAGCCAGCCGCAGAGCTTCATCACGTTCCTTGGCAGCAGCTTCCTTGGCGCGACGTTCAGAATGCGTCTTGAAGGATAACTCCTTAATACGCTTCTTTACATCATCGCTGTACTTAGAAACTTCTTCATCGGCGACTGAGATATCATCATCATTCGCCGTGACTTCAGGAGCTAATGGACGCCCACGATCCGCTTCCGGGGTGTCATCCACAATCTCGATTTCAAATTCGGCTTCTTCTTTACGAGCTTCACTCATGCGCGTGAAATCCCACGGGGGTCTTCAACCACAGCTTCAACGGTGTCGTCATTGATCAAGCGAAATTCGCGACCATGAATCTTCACCCGAGTACCGCTGTACGCACGGAAGATAACCCAATCACCCTCTTTGCACCAAGGGCCGGTTGGGAATTTCTTTTCATCCTTGTAGGCAATCTCGCCCATCTTCAGGACAAAGCCGGTAACTGTGGCAAGGCTTTCATTTGACCGGACTTGTTCCGGCAAATAAATCCCACCGTCTGTTTTTTCCTCAAGCTCTGGAAGAGCAATCAACAGTTTAAAGCCCCGTGGCTCCGGGAGTTGTGTGGCTCCCCGGGCTTCACCTTCAGGCATTTTAATATCTACGTTTAGCATAGTCATCCTTTGGCACACTGTTAGGGTCGTGTGATACCCGGCACCCACAATGGGCGTTTAGTCTTCCTCTCCCAGCTTCTCAGCCAGATCGAGTAATTCCCTTTCAGCCTTAGCAAGGCCCTCAATAACACCAACCTGATACCTGTAATCCGCCCAATCGGTGGCTGCCCCAGTGGCAATGTGGTCAGCATGTTCATTCATAATATCGCGGATTTTCTTCCGTAGATATTCAAACGCATTATCAGATACAGGTATCATTACTTATTCCTCATCATATCAACACCAACATTAAAGGCGTCAAGCTTTATTTTAGCCCGGTCGAGATCGCCTTTCTGATCGTTGGCTTGCTTCTGAGAGGCGGCTTTGATGCCAGCGTTCACCCCAGCGATGCGTTCCTGGGAAGCAATACGCTCCAGTTCAATCTGCTGTTGAGATTGGCGAAGCTGGATGTCAGCCTGATCTTTCATCGCCTTGCGTTGAGCTTCCTGCTGTTTGATTTCAAGCTCTTGCTTCTGGGCTTGAACAACAGGGTCTTGAGCCTTCTCTTGGTTCTGCTTCTGCTGTGCTTCAGCCTGATCCTTTTGCAGGAGCCGTGCCGCAGCATCAGACATGAGCTTGGAAAGCTGCACTTCAATATCTTCCGGCAGAGGTTCATCTGGCGGGGGAAGCTCAATACCAAGCTGCTTCTCAATCTCTTTGCGATACTGGAAGCCAATGTGTTCAGAGATGTGAGCCATGGCAGCCGCTTGGATTGGGCCAGCCTGGGGTGACTGACCAATAAGCTGCATGATCTTGGGGTCTTGCATCGCAGACATGTGGACTTGGATGTGAGCCTCATGGTCCTGATACAGGAACGCCTTGACCGGCTTACCAGCCAGGATAGCCATGTTCTCAGAAACCGGGTCCATCGGCTTCTTTTCTTTTTCGGACGGGATGATCTTGTCTGGGTCTTGGATCCCCAGAACCCCAAGCATCTGACGATGCAGTTCAGGCAGATCATACATCTGGGGTGCCTGCTGGGCGAGTTGCAGGGCAGCCTGATACTGGACCACGCGCTGAGACAGGGACGCCGCATTGGGGTCTGTGACGGGGATAACATCAATCCGCCCGTCATAGTCATCTGTGCGTGTAGCACCAATGTCAGTCTCGTAGTCATAGTCACCCTGCATGTGGGTACGGATGATATCCACAAGCAGATCAAGCTCCTGCTTCATGGACGCATGGAGGCGGGCCTGCACCGCAGACATAACCTTCATAGCCCGTTCCATCAGGGCTAGGGTGGTGCCAACAGGAGCCTGTTGATTGGCATCCCCAATCTGGAGATCAGCGATAGAGGCGAAGCGCCGCCCTTCCTCAACCAGGGTGCCAAGCAAACCGGCAAGAACCTGGGATGGTTCTTTGTATGGGAGGAAGGTGATGCTGTCTTTAATGGCACCCGAAGGCACATCCACATCCCGGAACTCGCCGGGCATTAACGGGGTGCTATCGCCTTTGATGCGAAGCCCGCGAGCCTTCAAGCCAGCCGGGAGGTTAGACAGGGTGCCAGCATCAACGAGTTGGCGCAGGATTGACGTGGCAGATTTGGCAATGCCACCCACCAAGTGGATCAAGCCAAACGGGTAGAAGCCAAAGCCAGGGATATACCCATACTGAACGAAGTGCTGGCGCTTGAGCTTCAGTTCATCATCTTGCCGCCAGTTGCGGTAGATGGAAAGGATTTTGCCTGTGGACTTCTCAACCGTCACTACGTAGGGGAGTGCGATGCCCGTTGGTTCGCCGTCCTTGCCCAAATCTTCATACCCAGGCAAATCCAGGTCAACGTGCATCTCAAGGAGAACATGGCGGTCATCTGTCTCGGTTAGTTCTTCACCAGCTAGTTTATCCTTAATCCGCTGAATCTCATTGCGGTCAGGAACTGGGGTAGAAAGGCTGATGTCACGGTAGAAACCCATGACCTGCAATTTACGGATTTCATTGTCATGCTTACGCATGATGTGGGTGTAACGGTTCGCAGTCTGGAGGTCAGACGCGCCGTAGGGTGCCACGAAATCCTCAGCGGGAATGTAGATCGAAGCCGGGCGGCCCAGGGTCGGGTCGAAGTAAACCTTCTTGAAGGCAGCGCCTGACAGCGGCAGGGCAAACAGCATACGCTCATGCTCGCCCCGGTATTCAGACATCTTCTCGGTCAGGAAGTAGTTCAGGTCTTCCTTGATGCGAACTGCCTGACGCTCACGCTCTGGGGTAATCCGGCCCACGATCTTGGTCCGAACAGGACCGCCAGCAGGGAATGTCTCCATGATGGCTTGGGATTGGAAACGTACAGCGGCTTCAGACAGGATGGGGTGGAACACACCGCAGGCACCCGGCCAGGGGCTTGAGCGGTCCTCAATCTTCAACCCAAGAAGGTCTAGGCCTTTCTTGTAGGTCTGTTCCCAATCTTCGCGGGAGCGGCTGTCAGATTCAAAATCACCCAGCAGTTCATAGCCAAGCCCGTCAAGATCACGCTCGTCCATGTGTTCTGCAAGGTTTGAATCAAAGTTAGGGGCGAGCTGTTCTGAGAGTTCAGGTCCAAGGATGACAATGGCACCTCCGTCTTCTGTCTCAAAGGAAACCGCATCGGGGTTCACAATCTCAATCTCCAGCGCGGGGCCGGGAGGATTGCCAACGGAATTAAGCGCCTTGTCTATAGCCACAACGTGACCTTTCAATAATAATCAGCACGGTGTCGTGTGGGTTTTTCATCATCATCATAATCAGATGGCAACCTCACAAACCCTCCCTGCCGATACCTCATCAGAGCCATAATCACTGTATCAACAAAGTCATCATGCGCGCCATTGGGAAATGAGGCGCATTCCTCGACAACTTCATCTGCCCAGCGGGTTTCAGGACACCAGACCATCCCAGAGGCAAACATATCCGTGATACTGTTCGCCCGCATGATCTTGTCACCTGACGCCCTGGTCGGGGTAAACTCAGATACCGGGATGTCCATTTGCCTCAATTCATGGATCAAAGGCAAGCCTGAAGCCTTACCTTCAATCAAAAAGGTATCTGGTTCCCATTCAAGGTAAAGCTCCTTTGCCCTAGCTTTAAGGGCTGGAAACTCCATGCGTTCCTTGAATGCATCAAGCAATATCATGTTGCTTCTTAAATCGCCATTTTCATCTTCATGGTCAAATATCCCCCACACATTGAATGCGCTGTAGTCAGAGCGGTTGTTCTTTGTGAAGGCGGTATCTGCTGTGATGATGACATACTCATAAGCGGGTGGGCGTTCCTTTTCCCAGCGTCTCCACCATTCCCGTTTTAGGATGGCACCTTCTTCGTTGGTGGGTTGCTGTTGGTACTGGGCGTTCCACTTGGCGGCGGGCAGTTCTGACTTCAGTGCTTCGAGAGCAGTCTTGCTCCAGTACCCTGGCCAGATGGGGTTGCCGGATGGCAAGAGGGCGGGAAGCTCAATCACTTCCCACTCGGAGGTGCCATCACGTTCCATTGAGCTTTGGATAAGCCTGCCGGTCAGGTCACGCTTGGCCCAGCGGGTCATCACGATCACGATGCGGGCATCTGGCTGTAGGCGCTGCCTGGGGCCGGATGTGTACCAATCAAAGACCTTGTCATACACGGACGGGTCGCCAAGGGCTGTAATGGCTTCCTGTTCTGTGTGGGGGTCATCGATGATGAACAGGTCGGCACCCTTACCGGCGATGGCACCGCCAACACCAACAGCGAAGTATGCCCCGCCTTTGGATGTGTTCCACCGGCCAGCGGCCTTGGAATCCGACTGAAGCTTCACATCGCTGAAGACATTCTTGTAGTCTTCACCGTCGATTAGGTTCCTGACCTTCCGCCCAAAATCCACCGCAAGCTCTGCTGTGTGGGTGGCTTGGATGATCTTCTTCTCTGGGTATTTACCCATAAACCAAGCAGGCAGAAGAAATGAGGCAAACTCAGACTTGGTGTGCCGAGGAGGCATGTTGATGATCAGCCGCTTACACTGACCACTTAACACACGTTCAAACGCCTCAGCCATGATCTCATGGTGCCTACCCTGAATGAACCCAGGCCACATGGCCTTCACAAAGGGGATGAACTTGATCTTGGCTTCTTCACGCGCCTTAGCTTCCTCAAGCTTCTCAACAAGCGTCAGCAGCTCACGCTGCTCATTCAAGCTAAGAGAAGATATCTTTGGAAGGATAGAAGCGATATCCAACGCACTCTCCGAAAAGGCCCCACCCCCGAAAGGGTGGGGCTAGTTGGTCTGGGAGGAAAACAACGAAAGGGAGAGACAAGCCATGCTTGCCTCAAAACCATACAGACTAATCAACTTGCGTAGCAAGAGATTTTTTCAGCACCTTCAAGCTTCTCGCCTTACCGGGTAAGTTCTCAATGAACCCACGCTCAATCAATGCATACACAATCCTGTGTACATTGCTTCTTGACGATACGTTCAATGCCTTAGCTATATCATCATAACTAGGAGAATACCCATGTTCTTCCCAGAATGAACTAATATAATCAAGAGCGTGTTTCTGTTTGGCTGTCATTTATCTTCTTCCTTGCTAATTCATTTTCTACTGCTGACATTATAAAAGACATTCTTACACCATAAACTTTAGCTAGTTTATATAATGCCTCTATACTAGGTGATGTTCTACAATTCTCCCAATTACCAATAGTGGTATTAGGTATATTATATATAATCTCTACCTGACCCATGGTCAGGTTTTTCTTGGTCCTTATCATCCTCAGCACCTTTGCTAGTGCCAAGCTAAACTCATTAGGGTTTTTCATTTCTGATTTTATCCCTAAGATTAATCAAGTTATTCACAGTGGTGGTACCGCAATTTGGAATAGCCTCAAACCGCCAACGGGGTGCCTCAACAAAATCTTTCTTGGACTTAAAATCCTTCAGGGCCTCGTAGGCCCTATAAGCCGCCCTGCCGTCCAAGACCTCATGCAGCTCATCTCTGTACTCCTGATACCAGTTAGCCACCTCAGCGGGCTTTAAAACAGGCGCTGAAGGCATTCCTCCAGCCATCATGACCGTGACTACGTTGCGGATCAAATTAGCCGCCTCATGATGCAAATGCATATCAGCAATATGTGCTGCTTCTCTCATGCCAGCTATGTGAGCTTCAGCTTCACCTAAAGTGTAAGACTTATTAAATGACATTATTATCTCCGCTTCCTGATAAGCAACTCCACTTTCGGTGATGGAGTTAACTTACCATCAGTGCCAACAATAAGCACACGCTTTTGTGTCATCGTGATGATGTCATTGGCTTCCAAATACCGGCATTGCTTAATGGTGTAAGGCGCATTGTCATACAAATACCAGCGTCCATACTCAGCAAAAGCTACCGCAACCCAATCATCCGGGACGCGACTGAAATCCAGAACCTCTTCTTCCATTGTATTCCCCTAAATAAACTAGATCAGACCAAGATCACATAAAGAACATATAGATAACGGGATATAGCTGTCAATGGCTACTATTGGTTGAAGAAGTTTTTGGGAAATGGCCTGAAATCCCGGGTTTTTACCAACCAATGGTTGAAAATATGGGGTATCCGGGGGTGATATGGTACCTAAAAATCATAAGGGGGGAGGGGGGATAGACTAAAATGGGCGTTAATGGCGGAGAAATTGGTAGGGGAGGGGGTATTCAATTGGGGATTGGATCATTTGGGTAGAATAGAGATGATTTGAGTGGAATGAGGATGATTTGAGTGGAATAGTATGTACAGGCGTGCGTGCGCGGGTGGGCCTAATGGGGTGGTCCCGGGTAGGTGGGGGTCGCGGGTGCCGCTTTTAACACGCCACGCCCCGTTCCACCGTTAGTTTACCGCATTGAATCCGTCGATGTTGCTGATGTCATCAGCGAAGTCGATTGTCAACCAGCGAGTTTAGCTAGACGCTCTTTCAATTCTTTGCTGATTTCATCAGGTGATCTTGCTTCAATGGCTGTAGTCTCGACCTTGTCAACGAATAGGGAAACATCAGACATTTTGCCCAACAATTCCAATGCGCGAACTCTGACAGTCGCAGGGTTCGACATGTCATGTGCTTCTATTTGTAGGCGTTCAATGACACTTATGCGGATACGAGTGGCGTCATGCGATGTTCTAGCCCTCTTTTGCTCAATCAGCCTGTTAACCCTTGCGGCAATCAGTGGGTTAGCCATCAACCGGCAAGCTTCACTGTGGATTGAGGTTTGCGCCATGTTTTCGGCCGAATATGCGTGGCGATAGGCTTCCGCCAGCGTAGAGCCTTCCGCCACTTTATCCGCAAAAGCGTTTTGCTTTGCGGTTAACCCGCCCTCGCCTTTCCCCTGACCTCTTGCCATTGGCACCACATTGTCAGGCACTAGTGCCAATGCTGGCTTTGCTGGCTTCCCCTTGTGCTTTCCCTTCCCCTTGTTTGGTGCCTTGTCGGTGTCTTGGTGCATAGCCTCGCCTTGCCCGGCAAAGCCGGGGTTCGGGCGGAAAGTATCGGTTAACCGTTCCGCCGCATGTTGCTGATATCCAAACAATGGCAGCGTAACCTGTTGAAAAACAAGCCGAATAAAAAAGATTGATAAATTGCGTTAAGCATCCCGTGTTTTTGCAATCTTTAACCTCTAACCTATTGATATTGCTACACATTAAACCGAGTTGACATTTGATTGGGCTTGTGGTCTTATGATTGGACAAGAGCGGAACACATAAGAAAAACACGCTCCGGCCTAGCGGCGGCTACCGCTTGCCACCCCTTGTAGGGTGGCGTGATGCGGTACGGTTATATCGCTCGGCATTCTGGCGGACCCATACGCCCGGCCATCCTAGCAGCGATGGAAACGCCCCGCAGCGCGCCATGTCAGCGACAAGCCCTGAAAGGGGTGCCTATGAAGGGAACGGACATGGGACCAGCCTTGGCGGAATAGCACCCGGCAAGGCCCGAAACCCTGAAATCACCTAAGCGGTCGAGGCCGCAGGGAACCAGCAAGGCGCCGCATGCGAATGCCGCTACCCCTTGCTCCCTGCCTCCAGTATTGCCGCCCATGGTCCGGCCTAGCCGGTACCGCCCATCCCGCAGCGCCTTCCACAAGCGCAGCGCAGCAAGCGCAGCAACGAAAATCAGGGCTTCACCGGCAAGCCGCCGCATCCCGCGACGGTTTGCTTGTGAAGGAAAACAAAATGAAAGCTTCGATCATATCCGCCATTCGATCCGATAAGCTTGTGGGCGTTGGTTCTTGCAGCGTGATTGATGAATGCTGGACAGACGCTGAAATAGCCGCCGCCCTTGTAGATCAGGGCATCACTACCGCCCGCAAGGCGGTGGCATGGGCAAGGGCTTTGAACAAGGCCTTTTGGGAACGGGCAGATGAAATGTCCGGTTGGTGACACGACGACGCAAGGCGCGGGGGAACAAATCCCCCCGCCATCCCATGATCCCGGCGCGGGATTATGCGATGGCGATATTGCCAACAACAAAAGGGGAAAACATGCGCGTACATCTCACACTGAAATCACGCAACGAAAAGACAGGCCCCATGCCGGTCAGCACCACGGAAAGCCGGTCCTGCCCGGAAGCCTGCCCGCTTCGATCCAAGGGCTGCTACGCAAAGATAGGCCCCTTGGGATTGTTCTGGGGTAAAATCGACGCTGGCACAGCAGGGCTGCCATGGTCAGAATTCACGGCGGCAATCGCTGCGCTTCCTGTCGGCACCATGTGGCGGCACAATCAAGCCGGTGATCTGCCCGGTCACGGCGACGTAATCGACACTGCCGCCATGTCCGCCCTTGTGGAAGCAAACACAGGCAAGCGCGGCTTCACATACACGCACAAGCCGGTGACCGGCGCCAATGCGGAGGCAATCCGCGCGGCCAATGCGGCGGGCTTCACGGTCAATCTATCCGCGAACACCCTGGCGGAAGCCGATACCCTGTCAGAGACCGGCGCCGGTCCTGTTGTTGTGCTGCTCGATAAGCCGGAAGGTGAACGCCACACGCTAACCACACCGGCAGGGCGGAAGGTGGAAACCTGCCCGGTCACCTATGGCGCAGCGAAAGATTGCAAATCATGCGGCTTGTGCGCGGTGCGTGACCGCAAGGTGATTGTCGGCTTCCCCGTGCATGGCGTGACCAAAAAGGCCGCCGCCATCGTGGCACGGGGATGATGTGGGAGGGGGTAACCCCTCCCCACCGGAAAGCCGCCGCATCCCGTGGCGGTTTTCTTGTGGGGAAATGACAATGAGCATGAGAAAGATTGGCGGCATTCGTTTCATCAAGATTGGCAGGCTGCGCCTGTCGTTCTGCTTTGCACGGAAAGGAAAGTAAAATGAGTATTGAACAATTGGAAGCATCGCTTGGGGCTTTGGCCCCAAAGGATCAAGATTTCGCCCGCTCCCTCATCGCATCACATCGACGGTGGGGGGGTCTCACACCCAAGCAGGCACCATGGGTAAGCAAGCTGCTTGCCCGCGCACAGGGTGAAGTGCCAGCAAAGGTGGGTGATCTCGCCCCTATCCTAGACCTGTTCGCCAAGGCGGGTGCCACCCTGAAACGTCCCGCAATCGTGCTGTCCACCCCAGACACGGGGGCAATCCGTGTCACAGTCGCGGGGGATCGATCCAAATACCCGGGAAGCCTGTCAATCACAGGCATGGGGTCATTCGATGCCCGCGCATGGTTTGGCCGCGTCAATACTGATGGCACCTTCACGCCGGGGCGGGATGCAATCGGCAAGGAAACCGTCCTAGCCGGGCTGCTATCCCGGTTCGCGGCGGCGCCTGTCCAAGTGGCAGGCGAGCATGGCCGCACGACGGGGTCATGTTGCTTTTGCAATCGCGCCTTGGATGACAAGCGCAGCGTGGCCGTGGGCTATGGTCCCATCTGCGCCAATAACTACGGGCTACCCTGGCAATAAGGAACGGAACATGAAAAGAGACCTTGTCAGAGACCTGACAATCAGCATGCTTTTGGATGTCATCGCCCGCCTTGTCTTCGAGTTTCGCGGCAAGGCAAGCGATGCCGGTGAACATGAAGCAGTGAACGACGCAATCAAAGCTTTCAAAGAACTAACGGGGCATGAGCCATGAACGAAACCAAAGCAGCACGAGACATCAAGCCGGGGGATATTATCCCCGGCGCCTACCCTGTCCGGGCGGTAGTGGTGACACTGCTACCTAACGACATGGTGCGGATCGAATGGGAAGGGGTGATGCATCCCGGCATCCCGTTTGGCAGCGAGACAACCAGAGGAGAACGCACATTCATGATCGAAGCCAACCCATCGAACAGCCTTGACGAGGCGCTTGCCCGCCTGCGCCGCACCTTCGCCACCCAGGCAGAGGCTGCACTGGCACGGGCTGAAGATACCCTGATCCAGATCGAGCAGGGCGATGAACTAGCCTTCACCAACGGTGCCTACGCCAAGGCGGTGAAGGCAGTGATTGAACTACGCGAGGAAGTGAAGGCAATGAAAGGACGCGCAGCATGAGCAAGCACACTCCCGGCCCTTGGCGTATTGAAGGAAGCCAAGAAGATGGTTTGTTTTACATTGTAGCAGACCAGAGTAAGAATTGGAACAACCCGGTTGTCTGCAGCTTCTATGACGACGTGACACCTGAGGATTCAATCTGCGGTGCAGAATATGAGTCTTACCCCAATGCTGAAGCCAATGCCCGGCTAATAGCTGCCGCGCCTGACTTATTCAAAGCACTAGACGATCTTGAGTCATTGGTTAGCGGGTGGCTTAGTGACGCAAACAGCCCGTCCCGTGGCATCCCAGCAATTGTTGCCGCCCGCGCCGCCATCGCCAAAGCCAAAGGAGAATAACCCATGCCATGCACCTTCCCATATCCCACAAGCAGGCTGCTGGATGTTATCGGGCGGCTTGTCTACGAGTTTCGCGGCAGAGAGATCGACGATGCAGACAAGGCTGCAATCAAGAACGCAATCAAGATATACAAAGAACTAACGGGGAATGAACCATGAAAGACAAGCAAATCATCCGGGTCAAGGTCAAGCTGACCAACAACAGGCCCTTCCCAACTGATCTCCACGTCGAGGTGGAGGACGCCAACACAAGGGAACCTGTCGGCGCCTTCCCTTCACTGAAGGTGGCACATCAGTGGCTGGTGGAGGGCAGCTACACATACTTGCAAGGGAGCAACGGTATATGGAAGCGGTGAAAGCACTGCTTGCCAGCTTATTGCTGGCACTGGCGGTTATCCTTCTAACATTCTTGGCATTGATTGTTGACATGAGGTTGTGAACAATCTATCTAATCACCAGTTACTGAATAACGAGGAGAGAAAACAATGAAGATACAACACGTTGGCAGCGCCATCGACGCTGTCATATCTGCCAACCAAAAGGGCAATCACCTTGTGCTTTTCCTGCACGGTGCGCCTGGGTCAGGCAAATCGGCAGTGGTCAAGGCTGCTGCTGAACGTCACGGGATGGCACTGCTGGACCTTCGATTGTCCATCAAGGAACCCGTCGATCTGACCGGCATGCCCAAGGTAGAGGATGGCAAGACCATCTTTTGCCCGCCCGGCTGGCTGCCGCGCGAAGGCAACGGCATCCTGTTCATGGACGAGTATGCCCAAGCCATGCTCGCCATGCAGAACGTGGGCGGCCAGCTAATCTATGACCGCGCGGTGGGGGACTACACCCTACCCCCGGGGTGGGTAGTGATCCTCGCCAGCAACGATAGCAAGGACCGGGCTGGCACCACACAGACGCCGCAACAAATCAATAACCGTTGCATACACATCGATGTTGATCCTGACTTCGATGGCTGGCGTGATTGGGCAATCGAGAAGATCGATGCCCGCCTGCTCGCCTTCCTTGATCACCGGCAAGAGCTACTGTCCAAGCCAAGCAAGGACCAGCGTAGCTTCCCATCGCTCCGGTCGTGGGAGTTCGTCAGCAATATCCTGGCAGAGGAGATGCCCAACATCATCCGCCAGGAGATGATCGCTGGCACCGTTGGTGCTGGCCCTGCCGCTGAACTGATCGGCTTCCTGAATGTGTATGAAGGCATGGTGTCATGGCGGGATGTCTTCGCCCGCCCAGATGAGGCACCCCTGCCTGACGGCGTGGCTGCTACCTACGCCCTGATGTCTGTCCTGGCACGGCGCGTCACGATGCAGACCATCCAAGCCTTGACCCTCTACCTCACCCGCATGGGCAAGGAGATGGGTAACCTTTGCATGACCGACGTGGGCCGCCTGCACCCGGCCCTTAAAGAAACCAAAGCCTACACGCAGTGGGCAATCAAGCATCACATCTGAAAGGACAACGACAATGGACATCACCACAAAAGCAATGCTCGTCAGCCTCACCATCAAGGCATGGTCTGGCTCCAAGGTAGACAAGAAGGTCAGCCAGGATGTGGCTGACCAGCACGGTGCCGATAAGGACGCCGGGAAATACAGCAAGAAGCTGGTGGCGAAGGATGCCCTGGCCGAGATCAAATCGATCTGTGGCGAGGCTCGCACCCTGCACTACCAGTACACGCTGCCCTGGTCGCAGGACGGTGCGCGCATCCTGCCATCCGCGATGCACTCCAAATATTCCAGCGAGATGCGGGAGATACAGGACCGCTTCGAGCGTGAGGTGAAATCATTCATGGCAGACTACGCCTATCAGGTAGGCATCGCCCGCAATCGCCTTGGCACCATGTTTGATGAGAAGGATTACCCCTCACCGGGTGAGATCGAAGGCAAGTTCGCCTGGGAAATCAAGGTGTTGCCCATCCCTACCGGCAATGACTTCCGGGTGAACCTCTCCGCTGAGATGACAGACGCCATCCGCAAGGACATCGAAGCCACCAGTGCCAAGGCAGTGCAGGAAGCTAACCGCTCCCTGTTTGACCGGGTTGTGAAGACCATCACACACATGGCCGAAAGCCTGGAAGACTACGCCGAGGTGCGAGACGAAGACGGCAAGATCAAGAAGGTCAATCCGTTCCGCGATAGCGCGGTGAATAATATCCAGGAACTGGTAGACCTTTTGCCAGCACTGAATGTCACTGGTGATACATCATTGACCAAGGTCACCAATGATATTAAAGAACGTCTGTTAGCTGGTTCTCCACAAGAACTCCGCGAAGACCCAATGCTTCGCAAGACTGTGGCCAAGGACGCCCGCAAGATTTTGGAAGACATGGAAGGATACATCTGATGAACGCTGAACAGAAGGTAGCTAAGGCATTGGAGGCGCTGGTCATTGACCAGCGGTTCTATGGCACCCTGATCTACGCCACCAAGATTGTGGCTGCCGAGCATGTCAACGGTGAAGAGATCGACACCATGGCAACGGATGGCAAGCACATCTATTACAGCCCCCGATTTGTGGACACTCTCACCCTCGGTGAGGTGAAGGGTGTCCTGTGCCATGAGGTGATGCACATCGCCAATGGCCATAACTATCGGCGCGGTGAGCGAGATAGTTACCTGTGGAATGTGGCCTGTGATTACGCCATCAACCCCCTGATCCTGGCCGGTAAGATGATGCTGCCCAAGGATCGCCTGCTTGAGCCAGCCTATGAAGGGATGTCAGCGGAGGAAATCTACGCCCGCGAGAAGGCCAAGCAGGACGCCATGAACACCCACCCAGAAGCCTCTACGCAGCCCTCTGAGGCTGGTCTGGGTGACGCCTGGAAGAGTGATGCCCAAGGCAAGACACAAGCCCCTGGCAAGCCTGAGAATGGCTCCCCCACCCCTCAAGAAGGGGGTGCCACAAGCAACGGTGACGCCGCGCCGCAACCCCAGGCGGGATCGAAGGCACCCGCGCGGCATCCCTCTGCTGGTCTGGTCCTGGATGCCAAGGATGATGCGGGCAATGACCTGTCTGAGGCAGACAAGAAGGAAGCCTTGCAGGAAATCCAAGTGCAGATCATCCAGGCTGCACAGATTGCCTTCTCTGCCGGTCAGAATGCCGGTGGCTTCGAGAGGTTGGTGGAAGAAGCCAAGAACCCGCGCGATGATTGGAAGGAAGTCATGCGCCGGTTCATTCAGCAGAGTGTCGAGACACCGAGTGATGTGACCTGGAGCCGGGTTAACCGGCGCCACCTATCCAACGGGGACTACATGCCGGGTCGCAGGAAGGAAGACCTTGGCACCCTGCTGGTTGCTATCGACACGTCTGGTTCTGTGGATGATATCATGCTTGGCCGGTTCGTGGCTGAGATGAAGGTGATCCTGGAGGACACCGAGTATGACGCCGTCACCATCATGGCGTGTGATACGAAGGTGCGTTGGCATGGCACCTTCGCTAAGGGCGAAGAGGTGGAATACAAACTGTCAGGCGGGGGCGGCACAAGCTTCCGCCCGGTCTGGGATAAGGCTGATATGCTAGGCCTTAAGCCCAAGGCCTGCGTGTATTTCACTGACCTTGTATGCCATTCATTCGGTGATGAGCCTGAGTACCCTGTCCTGTGGGCTAAGTGGGGTACCGACACCAGGAAGCCACCCTTTGGGGAAGTCACCAAGGTGGAGGTGTCATGAGGATCGACAGGCGGTTGCGGGAGTTCATCTCCCCAACCACTACCGCCCTTGAACAGATGAATATAGAATGGACATTGGATGTTTCACACAAACATCCCCGTCTTCTGTATTCGGTTGATGGCAAACAATTCTTTCATGTCATATCAAGATCACCATCAGACAACAGATCAAGCTTGAACATGAGGTCTGATGTGTGTAGAAACATCCGACAACATAGGGGAAACCAATGAAGATAGAAGCACAACCAACAACCAGCACCATGGCTGAGGCAGTGAATGCTAAAGCTGAAGTCGCGCTGGTTAGCAATTAAATCAATTACTAATGGAAGACATTGGAATACTGCGGGAGGCTATTGAGATGGCGCGGCAGTGCATCGAAGCTGATGATGTGATCGGCGCGCATCAGATTTTAGTGCGGGTTCTGGGAGAAAAGGAATGAGCAACCTTGCAAACCTACTGCGCGTCACTGCCAGAGAGATGGCGGAACATGACGAACCTCCGTCGTGGCACCGCCCAATAGTTGAAGCCGCCGACGAAATCGAAAAGCTGCGGGCGGCGCTGCGGCAAATAAGGGATCAAGAACCTGAGCGTCAGGCTTGGTCTGTTGGTGTGGCCCGCGCGGCGCTGGGAGAAAAGGAATGAC